GGCAACAGAACCAATAATGAATATACTAATTTAAAACTTCTTTGTCCAAACTGTCATGCATATACAGATTCTTGGAAAAAAAGAAGAACAAAAAATTGACTCATTAAAACTTTAAGTTATAATAGTATTATCTTGGGAGCGTGGTGGAATGGAATACACGGAACGCTTAAAACGTTCTGGTCGCAAGATCATGCAGGTTCGAGTCCTGTCGCTCCTACTTGAAAGGAAAAAATATGTCAGGTAAAATGACTTGGAATTACAGAATTATTATGGACGATACCGGTGATGAGCCATGGTATGCCATCTATGAAGTATATTATCTTGATGGCAAGCCTATTGATCACACCGTGAGTCAGTCATCTGTTTACGGCGATGATATCCCAGATCTTACCCGGACTCTTGCACATATGCGTGATGCACTGAATCATCCGATTCTCAAGAAGTCGGAGTTTCCGCCTATGGATAACTACCGTCGTGAAGAGTGGATGCGAGTCAAAGAATTTTCTCGGGATATTTCATTTGACAACGGTTAAATCCGTGGTATAATGAAACAGCGTAACTCGTTCATACAAGACAGTGAACGAGCACAATATGAGATGTCTTAAATTTCTATAGAAAGGTTTATATTATGCGTACAATTACAAAGCAAAACAAGGTAATCAACTACCTGAGCAAGCGTGGACGCACTCTCACCGCAGCCGAGGCTCGTGCTCGTTTCGGTGTGCAGAACCTCCGTGCAACGATTAGCGACATTCGTGAGGTCGTTGAGGAGTTCGGTAACTGGCGTATTGAGACTCGCACCAGCAACACTGGTCGTACTCAATACATGATGCGTGACACGCATTCCGGTCGCCGTGTGTTCAAGTTCCGTGCAGACGGTACTCGTTACAAGGCTCGCTGATACACAATTTGGGCTGTTGTTCATGGAAATCTGTTCCTGTAAAAAGGACAGATTTCTTTATAAATAAGGTGGAGGTTTATTATGGATAATTTATTCTACGCCAAAACCGAAATTAACGGTCGAACAGTAGATCTGGTGCTAACCGAAGAACAAGTAATAATTGGGGTCAAAACTGCATTACAAAACGCAGAACTTGTTTGTAAGATGAATCCCGGAAACTGTTGGCCACTAGAAAAACCAAATGATTGTCCACTGTGGAAGAAAATCTTTGGTGTTTGTGCTTGCAAATCTTAATTAAGGAGATATACTATGGCTACTATGGAAAATACTCAAACTCTAATTATGCGTATGAAGACAGGTGAAGACGTTCTTTGCCGTGCTACCAAGACCGATACCGGTTGGAATTTAAAGGATCCTATGGCTCTGATTCCTACTCCAGATGGTCGTCTGGCATTTGTGGGTTGGATGCCTTTTGCAGATACTGCAAATGGTGTTGATGTTCCTGCTGATTTTGTTTGCCTGACCGTCAAGCCCATGGAAGAAATTGTTACTCAGTACATGTCTTTCAAGACTGGTCTAGCAACACCGGGTCCAAAGAAGGTTGTTGCCCCCGAGGGACTAAAGCTCGTGGGAGCTGAGTAATTTCAGCATACACCCGTAGCTCAGTTGGATAGAGTCACAGATTTCTAATCTGTTTGTCGCTGGTTCGAATCCAGCCGGGTGTGTTTTAATTTAAGGAGATACTATGTCTGAACCAAATTATATTCCAGGAAAAGCTTATCAAATAGGTTATGATGCTCGTACAGAAGGTAAAGAAATGCCCGATCATACCAATATTGGTTTATATTGGGATGAATATCGTGCAGGTTGGTTTGATGCTCATCGTGTAATTCTTGAAAATGCTCGTAAAGATTATCAAGAATTCAAGAAGAGTTTGAATGAAAATTCTGATAAACCAGAATTTTTACAGGATTAAATATGATAAAGAATCCAAATGTTTTTATTGCTACCGCCGTTAATCGTGTGGATAATTCTCGTAAGCCCACCATTACAGTTCATAAAAATCCTTTAGAAGATGGAAAATATATTGCTACATTTGAATCAACTGATTCTGATGAAATTATCAATGGTTATTCTTATGATGAGCTGTTGTCTATTCGTAATGCTATTAATGAAGCTTTAACTTCTATTGATGTAAAAGAAACTGTACATCAATTTAATCAAGATTTTAAGAAGTATACACAATATGATTGAGTCTGTAGATATTATTTACGGCCTTGCTTGGGGCGATGAAGGTAAAGGTAAAATTACTAGTGCTAAAGCCAAGCATTACGATGTGGTCTGTCGTTGGAATGGTGGACCAAATGCTGGTCATACTGTTTATATAAATGGCAAGAAGTATAAAACACATATTATTCCTTCGGGTATTTTTGCAGGAAAGAAGTGTATTATTGGACCAGGATGTGTGATAAATATTGAAAAGATGCTGGAAGAGTTGCGTATGCTCACTCTAGCAGGATTTGATGTCAATCTGATAAAGATCCATCCTAATGCTCACATCATTACCGAAGATCATATTGCGTACGATAAGAAACACCTTGGACACCTGGGAACAACTACTCAAGGCATCGCTCCATGTTATTCTGATAAAATGTTACGACGAGGAACACGAGCGGTAGAAGTACTAGAACCCAACTGGATTTGGGATGGAGTTTTAGATGGAAGTATCCTGTGTGAAGGAGCCCAAAGCGTTTGGCTTGATATTGATCATGGCGATTATCCATACGTTACTAGTAGTACTACGATGCCGTATGGTGCATGCTCTTTGGGATTTTCACCACGAAAAATTCGACAACTGATTGGTGTTGCCAAGATTTACGATACCAAGAGCGGAGTAGATCCTCTATTCCCAGAAACTCTTTGGAATGATCCTGTTCTAAATCAAATCATTGAACTGGGTGGTGAATACGGATCAACCACAGGACGAAAGCGACTAGTTAACTGGTTGAATCTAGACAAACTACTTAAAGCAATCAAACTGTCTGGTTGTTCTGAAGTTATCATTAACAAGTGTGATGTGTTACAAAAAATTGGTGTATACAAACTGATACACGGCAATGAACTAATGGAATTTGCAGATATGAGTAAAATGAAAACGTATATCAGTAATGCACTTCTTTACGGAAGTAATATTGATGTTCATGATGTACAATTTTCAGGAGACCCTGAAAAGATTTAAACTATTTCCCGAATAGCTCAGTTGGTAGCAGCGGCGAGCTGTTAACTCGCAGGTCACTGGTTCGAGCCCAGTTTCGGGAGTTTGGCTATGTTAAACGTAAATATTCCACATTTTTATTGTTATATGAGAAAAGAGCACATGTATCAGCATGTGGCTCATGTGGGAGAATACGTTAAAGTAACTGTGTTTGGAGCACAATCTAATCCTGATACAGCTTTATTATTTCACGTTTTAACTGATGATGGATTAGTTCGTAGCAGAGTCCCAATTCACATGTTATGTCATCGAGAAGAACCATCACCAATACCTTTAGATCATCTACAATTGTGGGATTGTTTTTCTGTTAACTTCACCAATATTGTGTACGATTATTTAAAAAATTCTAGAGCAAAAGTAGTATTAAAGGATCGCTCCGAACACTGGGGTGATTATATGATGTCTTTTGATTGGTACGATAATCCATATAGTGATGAACCAACACAATACAAGTGTTTACATATGATCAAGCTGGATAATGGTTGTTATGCTTTACAACCAAACAACAGAATTTATTGGAAACATATGTCATTTGTTACTAAACCATTTCCAACTAATCCAGATTTTAAAGTGGACAATAAAATATTCAGATGCGAGGGCACAAGTGATAGATGGATTATTGATGGAGATGATGACAATTATTATTATGATTTAAAGGAAAAATAATGGGTGGACAACATGCGGCTGGTAAAGGAGATCAGTATCGCCCGGTAAACTGGGAACAGTATTCTAAAAACTGGGATGATATTTTTACCAAAAAGAAAAAATCTAAGAAAAAAGTTGACACTAAGAAAAAATAGTGTATATTGTACCTATGACTAATAGCCTCATTAATTCGTATTTAGAACAGGCATTTCCTCTGTGTATGGAATTGCCTCGCCAAAAGAAGCATGTGTCGTTTATTCTTCATAAGAATCGAATCGTAGCAACAGGTCGTAATTTTTTTAAGACCCATCCCAAGGCCAAAGTTATTGGATATCCTTTCGATGAAATGCATTCAGAATTGGATGCGTATCGTAAGGTGCCGTATAATCTTCGTAATAAGAAGTTGACTCTTCTTAATGTTCGTTTTAATCGATTTGGTGATCTTCGTATGGCCAAGCCATGTGAATTGTGTCTGCCTTGGTGCAAGGAAATTTTTAACGATATTCATTTTACTACTGACTCGGGAATTATTACTCTATGAGACCGTGTAAACAAAGTGATGTTCAAGCACTTGAAGCTATTGTTTCTAATCTAGATCAGATTAGTATAGAACTAACAATGCTTCGTGGAAAACTGAACAAGTTCACTATCGATATTAAAAATTACATTAACGAACAACAGGAGCCTATTAATGTTTCGACTACACATGGACTTTCCGCTGACATCGGATGAATTGGGATCGGTTGCTAGTGTTTCTGTTCTGATTAATTTTCTTCAGAACCATAAGCAAGAATTGATTGACATGGGATTCGGTGATATCAATTATCGTCTTGGTCATGATCATGATCGTCAAAAGTCTAACTACATGATCAAGAACGAAAACGGCCATATTTCAAACAAAAAGTCACGAATTAACTTGCTTCCTACCGAATCTGAGGTAGAATAAGCGTATGGGATACAAGTCTCGGGTGGGACAGGATCGCTTATAACGATCTATTGCAGAGTTCGAGTCTCTGGTATCCTACTAAATATGTACATGCGTAAATCTAATCCTGTTGCAGACAAAATAGCTAAACATGTACTTGAATATTTACTGTCTCGGTTTACTTTATCGCCCGGTGATGTAAATAACATTCGTTTAATTATTAATCGTTCGCTAAATCGATCAACTAAACCTGTTCTTCCACAGATCGAAAAAAAGAAAAAAGGCCCCATAGATTAACTGGCCAAATCCTCGCCCTTTCAAGGCGATGACTACGGGTTCGAGTCCCGTTGGGGTCACTACCAGAAATAAATATTATGCCTATTCGTCATATCGGCTACGCCTGTCAAAATCTGTCCATCAACGAAAATGTCAAGAAGAAAGATTACATTACTTCTGATCGCACTCTTCGTATGTCAGGGTTTAGCCTTGATCGCTGTGGTCAGCTTGCTGCAGCTAATACGCGAGATCTAGTAAAGATTATGGAATGGAACGCCAACAACGGCGTGAAGCTGTTCCGCGTCGGTAGTGGAATTTTTCCGTTTATGGATCACCCGGAACTAGGGTACAAGCTTCATTATCTGGACGAAGCCCACCAAGCCCTTATTACGGCTCATATGGACGAGGCAGGCCAAATCGCCCGTGAGGCCGGGATTCGCCTCTCGTGCCATCCTGGCCCTTATACGTGCCTTGCAAGCCCTGATCCCAAGATTGTTCAGAAGTCTATTATGGCTCTGGAAATGCACCAGTTGATTGGTGATCTGTTGGGCCATGCAGACGATTTCAATATTAATATTCATGTTGGTGGTGTGTACGAAGGCAAGCCTGAAACCGCCAAGCGTTTCTGTGAAACTTTTCGGATTCTTAATCCCAACCTGCAACGCCAACTAACTGTAGAAAATGATGATAAGGCTTCTATGTGGTCGCCTACCGATCTACATTCCATGATCTACTCTGATTGTGGTGTGCGTCTGGTGTACGACTACCATCATCATCGTTTTTGTCATAATCTGGAAACTGTAGACCGTGCTGTGGAACTGTGTTTTTCTACTTGGCCTGAAGATCAGGTTCCTAAGACTCATTACTCTGAATCCGCTATCGGTAAGCGTCCTCAAGCACATTCAGATTATATTGAAGAAACTCTTCCAGTTTACAACACAGATAGACTTTACGACGTTATGTTGGAAGCCAAGGCCAAGGATCTTGCTCTCAAAAAATACTTGACAGAACACGCGGGTGTGGTATAATGGTAGCATGACTGCCTTCCAAGCAGTAGATAAGGGTTCGATTCCCTTTACCCGCATTTATGAAAAAGTTTAATACATTAAAAATTTGGTTTGGTAAGAAGCTGATTGATTGGGGTTTTGGTATTCTTCTAGGAATGGATGATCGTGACTGGAATCCCAAGAAAGAATGCTATCCCGGTTCTATAAAGCAATTCAAATATGCTATGGGCATATGGCTAGTAAAACGAGGAATGAGCATAGAAACTAAGACACTAAATCAAGAAGGTTGGCCCGGTTACTTAAACAAATTTTACAATCAAACGTTTTATCTAGGCAACAATCCGTACACCGAGAATGTGTTTAAAAAGAAGAAGCGTCGAAAGAACAACGATGGACCAGACTTCAACAATTTCTTCCCCGACTGGCAATGAAACACGTAACATCATTGATCACTACCATTATTGGAAGCATGAAGCGATTCTCGCAGACCTTGACACACGAGCGAATAACTTCACTGTTCTTTGTAGCAATCTATATAACGACTTTAACATCGCTACTTGCATTAGGAATGCTAACGCATTTCTGGCTAAAAAAGTGGTTATCTACGGTAGCAAGCAGTATGATCGTAGGGGTACTGTTGGTACTCACCACTATGTGCGTATGCTACACGCTGGAACGTTTGTACGGCTGGGTGAAACGCTGGACTCGTTGAGACAGGAAATAGGTATGCCACTGCATCTGGTTGCAGTGGATAATGTTTCTGGAGCCCGGAGACTAGACTCGTACGCTTGGCCCAAGGACAAGCATGTAGTCATGATGTTTGGTCAAGAACAGGTTGGTCTTCCTCCAGAATTACTAGAAATTGCGGATGATGTGGTTTACATTGCGCAATACGGTTCTGTCCGTAGCCTGAATGTGGGAACTGCGTCGGGTGTGGTAATGTACGATTACTGCGCCAAGACCCTTTAAAAAGAATAAAGGGCTCCTACCGTCACAGGTGAGAGCCCTCTATTCCACGATATGTAAAATCTTTACTTTTTCTTACAACAGGTTTTTTTAGATCGGCATTTGGGTGCAGGTTTAACAAGACCTAGAGCTACAAATACAGCTGTTATTTTGGAATCTAACCAATTTATTAAATTCATAAATCTCACCTCTTTCTACTGTATTTATCTAATATGGAAATTTCATAGATACTGTGTATCCCCTCCCGGGTGCATTATATACTGAGAGGATCTCCATGGTAGACAAACTTCTAGGATTTCAAAATCAACTACGTATCTTTCACTGGCAAACCGCTAGCTATTCAGAGCATAAAGCGTTAGGAAAGGCGTACGAAGCTTTAGACGGCCTTATAGACACCTTTATTGAGTCGTACATGGGTGCAACCGGATCCAAGATTAAAGCAGAATTCAAGATTACTCTGGTGGATTACAAGAATCGAGCAGCCACAGATCTGTTAGACCAAGCGTACACTTTCTTTACAGGAGAGATGGAAAAC